TCGCTGTTGTACCACTCCTGCTCCTCGATGCTCCAGCCACGCTCCGTGCTCCAGTGCTCGGCCAGGCCAGTGCTGCTACTGCCGTCCATGGTGATGTCAAAGCGATCAGTCCAGCGTCCGTAGCTGTGCTCGATTAGGTCTTTGTGCTCGGGAAAAGCTAGGGCGATGCGCTTTGAGTCCATCCAGCGCTTGCGCACAAGGTAGCGGGCATCGGACAGATCGGACTCGCGCGCCAGCATGTCCCAAAAAATCTCATTGCGATGGATTGGCGCGCATCGATATGGGTATCGGAAGGGGTCGGACTCGCGCGACACCTCGACCCAGCCAATACCAGAGCCGACCATACTCTTAAAGGCTGCGCTCACAGCCTTGTCGGCTCTGGAGTGGCGCTCGGCCTTGTTAAGTTTGAAATTGATAGCGTCCGCTACGTCCTGCCCGTCCGTATCGCCATCGGGTGTCACGCGCCAGTCGGTGCGTGTCACGCTCTCATAGCCAGCCACTGACAGCAGCGCCGGGCCAATCAAGTTCTCGACAGCTGGAGGGATGCCCAGAGACTTTTGTCGCTGCAGCAGCTCTCCGTCGAGTTGGTTGCCATCGGCATAGTCCATTTCCCGGTCGGCCTTAGCACGCCACGCAGGTTGGTCGCGGATCTCGTTGAGAAACTCGGTGAATTCGGCCAGCGTCAGGGCTGCGGGGTCTTTTTTTGTGGTCATGGTGGGCCTCATGTGCGCCAGTCTGGATCGGGGGGTGGCTGGTAGGCATGCGCCGTGCTGGCCATGCGCTCGACCGACTGGCCAAGATACCGGAATGCGTCTGCGCCATGGCTGAATTCGTCATGCAGCGGCGCTGTGGGCTCTCCGGTCTTGGTGTGGATGTCGCGCCGGTAGCGCTTGAGACACTCCAGGAGCCTGGTAGTCTTGCGGCCATCAAAATAACAAAGCGGGAAAGCCATTCGAGCGGCCTTGATTCCCTCCTCGACGCTGGTCTGCGCCAGCACCTGCGGGCTGCGTCCCATGGCGCGCAGCAACTCCCCGGTGCTTTTGCCGGTCTGAAAGTTGCGTGTCCGACCATCGTGCGGGATAAAGTCCGTGCCCCAGCGGTATGGACGCTTGGCCAGCTCTGCCACATACCAATCCAAGGTGCGGTGGCTGTCCTCGATGTAATCCAGGATGCGGATGTCCTTCGGGCCGCGCTGCGCCAGGATGATGGCCATGGAGTCGTTCCAGCCCAAATCCCACACCGTGTGCACTGGCAGGATCGGGTCAAGCGGTACCGGGCACACACGCCCATCAGCAAAAAGCGCCTCGATTTCGTGGCGGTAGATAGCACCCTCGGCCACTCGTCGGGGCTTTCCCTCCCATATGTGCTCATAATCATCCCTGAGCATCGAGCGTTCAGCTTTTTGGCGCTCATTCTCCAGCACATCCGGAAACCATGGGTTGTCGCGCCAGTTGATCTCACACACCCAGGTGTCATCGCTCGGGGTGGCGATGAAGCGCTCGTAGGTGTCGTCCGTGTCCATGTCCGGGTTCAGTGTCATCCATATCTCGGACTCGGGCTTGCGGATCGTGGGGATCAGTGTGTCCCAGCTCTTTTTACTGACGCCATGGGCTTCCTCGATCCACACGATGTCGCAGCCCTCGAACGACTTGATGGAGTCCACCGTATGCGCCTGCAGGCCGGTGAAAAGGAACAGCGAGCCATTCGCACCACGGATCTCGGTGTCGAGAATCTCGAATTCATCCGTCAATCCCAGCGCAATCACCTGGTCTTTTAGCAATCGGTGCACCGAATCGCGCATGGATTTTTGCACTTCGCGGGCGCACAAGATGCGCAGCGGGCGGTCTGCTGCCATCAGTAGTAGAGCGCGGGCCACAGCCCAAGATTTGCCACCGCCTCGCCCGCCGTGCATGATCTTGTAGCGCTTAGGCGTGAACAGCGGGCGCAACTTCGCCGGGAACTCGGCGCGAATGTCGATGAAAACCTCCTCGTCCATCACTTCGCCACTACGTCAATAAAGTCCACAGTCACACGCTTACGTTTGGGCTGGCCATCATCACCATCGGCTGGGCCGGTGATGCTGAATGCTTCGCGCTCACCTTTGCGCACGCGCTCGTCAATCTCTGCCAGCTTCTTGAGGTCGTCCACCAGGCCAGATCGGCCCATGGCTTTGCGCAGCGCGTCGTTTGCCTTGTCGATGCCGTTGTCATCAGGCTGACGCACCATTTCGATGACCTTAGCCAAATCGGGCAGGTGCTGCGCAGCCTGCTCAATCTGATCCAGCAGCGCTTCTTTAATGCGCGTAATGCGATTGAGGCCATTGCGGTGCCCGAGAATGATCTGGGTATTGACCTCAGCCGCGAGCAAGACCGCGTTGGTTAGCCCTTGTGTAGCCCGGTTAGCCTCGCTGTTTAGCATGCCGTGTACTGCAAGCTCGATCAACCTCTTGTCAGTCGCTTGCTTTATCGCGGGCAGCAAATCGCGGCTCCATCCTGCGGCCTTCGCGCGCTGGGCAATACGCCCATGGCTGCACCCATGCTTTGAGGCCAGCTCGCGCAGCGTCATCTGGGATGCTCGGTAGTCTCTCTCCACTGCGTCCCAGTCTGTGGCTGGGCGTCGTGCGGAAACAGCTTCGCCCACTGCCGTATTACGTGCAGTGGGCGTCTTAGCCTTGGTGGGCGCCTTCTTGGGCGCTGGGGTGGATGACATGACCGGGAGTGTTACCGGCGCTTGGCGGGGCGTCCACCCCGATGGGGGGGCTATCTCTGCTAATTAGTCCACATCTTGACGCCCCGCATGGCTCCTTAAATCAGGCCATGCTCGGCCATTGAGCACGACTCCCCTCCTGCGGTGATGATGTGATCTAGCACCCGCACATCCACCAGTGCAAGGGCTGTTTTTATGGTGTTGGTAAGCACCTCATCGGCCCGGCTTGGCTTGGCGTTCCCGCTTGGATGATTGTGCGTGAGGATGACCGCTGCGGCGTTGATATGCATTGCTGCGCGTACCACTTCGCGCGGGTAGACACTGATTTGCGTGAGCGTGCCGAAGAAAAGCTCACGGAATTCGATCGCGCGGTTCTGCGCATCGAGGAATAGCACGCTGAAGACTTCGCGATCGCTGTGCTTTGAGGCCTGCACGGTCAGGTATTCACGCACGGCACGGGAGCTGCCCATCAGAGGCCCGGACTTGATGCGGGCGGCCAATATGGCCAGGGCGCTGGCGATGATGCTGTCGTCGTCCTGTGTGGCAGTCTCTACCAAATACACGCTGGTATCGATGCTGTGTGCGTTCATTTCACTCCTTGGTCGATTTAATTGTGCGCTCGCCAACCCACTCGGCGGGGCGCGATGGCCGCGAAAGCAGATTGATGCTGCGCCGACTGCCCCGCGCCGGGACGATCTGGAAAACAGCGCGAGATACAAGAGCTGGCGCGCAGCAGGATGCAGGGCCGGTCGGGATGATGGGCTGGCACCGATTCCACCTCCTCGAATTCGTGCTTGCTATTAAGTCGGTATGCGGTGTTGGGCTTGATACCGTTCTCACCGACATAGCCAATTGTTGTGCGGTAGTGACCGGTTTTTTGTCTCTCCAATGGATGCATATCTCACCACCATCGCCAGCAGCCACAGTCCCACATGCTCCAGGAGTTGTGGTGGAGGTGTAATAGGCAACTGCTTTGCCGCCATTACCGGTGATTGCTATGCCACTGTGGCCGACTGTGAATGTGCCATACCTACCAGACATTGAGTCGTTACGCACCTGAAGTCGTCATTATCAGTGCTACGCCGACAAGAAAAAAAAGACACCCGATACCAAGTACAACGCCTTCATTCATTGTGGTTTCCCCTTGTGTAAAGGGGCTCTAAAAATGCGAATACGCCTTGTGGATCTACTCCTGGCGCGAAGTCTTTTTTGTCGTAGTAGACGTAGATATCTTTGCCATAGTGCGCAGTTGCCTCCTCATCCAGCAAACGCCACGCCACTGGTTGATCCTGCGTACATTGTTTAGTCATCGGTCGCATCTCTCTTTTCGCTGAATTGAGGCGCATACAACGCGGCAATACCGCGTGCGAACGCCATCAGTTCATTGGCCGTCCAATTGCACGAACTCTCGATATGCTGTGTACTGCTCTGGAAGCACCGGCGCAGGTTATCCTTGCTGTACGGTGATAGGCGATACGCGGCGACAGCACAATCAAGCATTTCGTCCCTTGTCGGCGGGCTGCGCCGAATCGCATCATTCTGCGCGCTGCCTAGCGCTGGCTGCCCATTGGATGCGCGGGCCAACCATGCCTCCCACATCATATTGGCATGGCTGGAGAAGTAACTACCGTTTTCCCGCCTCTCTGTTGTGTAGATTAGCCGGGCTTTTTTGAACCACGTCTCGAACGCCTCACGTTCATCAGACAACTGCCCGTCCACACCGATCCAAGGCGCCACACTCGCCACTCCACCACGGGGCCCCTGTGCACTCGCTGTAGGCGTGTGCACCATGACACCGGCGATGACAACTGCTTCCCGTTGCGCCTTGGTTGCCTGATGGATTGCATCGCGATCAGGCGTTACAGGCTCGCCCATTAGCGTTGGGTGACCGGGGTTAATCTCGTTCCATGCCGTCTTGTAT